CTAACTCTCCTTGCGCCTATCTTCCCAATTGTCTTTCATGAGCAGAGCGCCTTGCTGCAAGGTAAGGTGGTGGGTCGGATAGACCTTCACGGCTGCGTCATAAGCGGCTCTCGCAATCTCCAGATTGTGGATGCTGGCCACCTCGCGCTCCAGCCGACCTTCTGTAAGCCCCCAATCCAAAACGCGATAGGCATTCCGGTCGCCGGGGTAGAGCGGCAATTGCTCCAATGGGATTTCCATCCAGACGAACATCCCCTTGGTCTTGCACTCGGGGCACCGCATGCGCTCAGAGAAATGTACCAGGCCCCTGTCAGGAACCAGCTTATGACCGGCGCCGACATATTTCATGACCTCGTAGAGATCGATCTTCTGTCGATGCCGGCATTCGACCTTGTGGCATACAGCGATCATCTCAAGCTTGGCGTGCGCGGCCTCCCCCAACGTCGAAAGTACCCGTGACATGAGGCTTCTCCTTTCATCACCACCCCCGTAGAATGGGAACGAAAAGAGAACAACGATCAAATCGAAACCGGCCGCGACGATTCGGCGTTGACTCGCCCGGAGGATCACATGGCCAGCAGGGTACTGATACTGACGGAGGGGGAGCTAGAGGTGGTGCAGCACGCAATCAACCTCTGGCGCTTCGAGCACCGCAACAAGAAGGACACCGACACGAAACGGGGTCGGATGTACCTCGATGAGGTGGAAGGCCAGATCGGCGGGAAGTACGACAGCAGCCGAGTTGATGATCTTATCGATATCGCGGGGCGGATGGCCTTCGATGCCATGGACTGAGCATCGTGATTCCTCACAATGGACGCCACGTGCGGGCGCCGGTCAAGATAGGCCAACATGGAGTTACGGATGTCCGAGAACCCGTTGAGACCACCAAGCATAGGCCAACTACTTAAGGCCGAACTGGAGTTGATGATGTCTCTGGCGGTCGTTCAGCAGGAGATCACGAAGCTTGGCTACGAGGCGCAAGAGGTCGACAGCGAGTCTCTCGCAGAGCTACTTGCAGATCAAATCTCACCTGGTTCACCTGCCAGCTTCGGCCGCAGTGCTCGAAGCAGATCGAGAGAGCCCCAATGACCCGGAAGGGCTGCCAGTCCTTCACGGGCTCGCCGCAGCAAGGGCAGATTACTGCCCTTTCCATAGCTGCAAGCCAAGCTGGAATACCCACATCACCCCGCTCACCACGGCGAGGATAATCACCCATCCGATCTTGGAGGCGATGCCGTCGATACCGGTGCGGAGCCGCCGCAGGAACCGGAAGTCCTCTCGCGCCGCGTCTTGATGATCAGGCCCGTCAAGGCGAAGGCCGGCGTCTGCCAGCTCTTCCCTCATGACCTGCCGAAGCTGGTTTAGTTGCTCTTGGGAAAAGCTATCGCTCATGAGCTTCTACCGCTCGGTGAAGGTGTGGGGCTTGCCGGTCTGCGCTTCTGCGGCTGCAACCGCCTCCTCTGGGCTGACGAAGGTCGGCAGTTCTTCGGGTGGCTTCTTGAACGTCGACCGCGCATTCCAGATCAGGCCCCAGAGGAGAGACACACCGCCGATCACTGCGGCGATCGAGACTTCATCGAACCGGCCAGCCAGGAGCTTGCCCAGCACGTCGAAGAGCTTCGCGAGGGCGTAGGGGTCAACGGTCGAGATAAGGCCATCCAGGAGCACGAGCAGGCCGCCCAGTTCCATGACACGGCGAAGAACCCACTTGGCAACCGTGGAGGTGAGAAAGCTGATGATGAACGACATTGGCGCCTCCTAGTGCGCGAAGAAGAAAAATGCCGCCCCGAAGGCGGCGATGATGGCGAGGATGATGATGAGGACTGCGGCCTTGGGGATGGCCGGTTCGTTTCGGGTCGACGTCGGTTTCTGAGCGGCGATAAGGGTTGCCGGCGTCAAGAACAGGGCGCGCTCGGCAGTGCGACGACGCACCAGGCCATCCAGCCTCTGGCCACCAGCGTTCACCCACTTGCCGAACTCATCAGCGGCGCCGGTATAGTCGCCCTTGTTGAGCTTCTTGAGCAGCGTGGAGCCACCAAGGTTTCGGGCCCCAAGGTTGAAGGTGAAGGAGACGAGCGCGCCGAACTGGTTCTCGTTGAGGGGAACGGCAACTGCCTTGCGCACCTGAGCCTCGACGGCGGCAAGATCGCTGGCGAGGATCGCCCTGCCCTCGGCCTCGGTGAACTTCTTGCCTTTGGTCGCGGCGTATTTCGGCTCGCCGGCCGCGTCGGTGTGCCCGATGCAGCATGTCGGAACCTTCCAGCCATGGGCCGGGTCCGGATACCAATGGTCAACGAAGCCCTCATACTCGCGGATCAGCGCGAGCGTGGCATTGTTCACGGCCATTCAAGGCCTCCTGTGATGTTGAAGATGAAGGGGCGACTCGGCTAGCGGTCGGGCATGAACACGCCCACGATTTCCGAAGCCGCCATGGAAGTGCTGACCCAGCTGGCGGAAAAGCCGGGATCCGCCGTTGATGCGGCCGCCTATCGAGAGCTAGCCGCCTACGACTACGTGATGGCCGGGCCGGCGAATGCGCATATCACCCAGCGGGGGAAGCTGTTCTGGCTGCACAGCCAAGGGAAAGAGCAGGCGTAATACCTGCCTACAGGTAGTTGGCCATATCGGTGACGATCCAGCTCGCCGCCCAAGGCGAAATGGTGTGCGTGCTAACCGTTGTGTCGAACACTACGCCATAGCTACCAAGCTCAATCGACTCGACAGCAGCAGACACCGCTGGAGCAAAGTGATTAGCGTTGTAGCCGCCAAAGCAGCAGTCGTCATTGACGATGTAGATATTCACGTGGCGGCGGCCGAGGCCAATCGAGCCGAGAACGTAAAGGTCAAGGTATCCGACCCCAAGGGGACGAATTGCCATCTGCTCCCAATCGCCAAGGGAGGCCGGCGGGTTTGGCACGATCCAACTGCGCATGTACATCGGCATTGAGCCAGCGATGGAATAGCTGACGGTCACGCGTTCATCGAGCGCGGCGTAGACATCCGCCGTCCATCCCCCGCCCGAAAGGCCAGTTATGCCGATATTGGTTATGCCACGGCTGGTATAGTCGTTGACGATAGCCAGCGGTGCCTCAACGAACCATCTGAGCGGGTGAAAGTCCTTGGTTTGAGCAGCCTGAATATTGCCATGGTGCTGGATAAGGACGCGACCGCGCCCAGTGTCGACCGTTGCTGCGGGGTTTTGGCCAGAGAATGGCATATCGATGGCGGTAACTTCGCAGCCGGCGTAAAGCAGCTTCTCGATAAGGGCCATGTAGGGCGGGAATACCGAAACCTGCCCATGGCCAGCGACAACGATAAAGCCGCATTTCCCGCCATTTGCGTTTCTGTAGGTGATCGGCGTGAAACGCCACGCCTTCGAATTGACTCCCAGAGACATGGGGATGCGCAGCACTTTCATCCCTGCAAGGTTTTGCTTTGTTGCCCACACCGCGTCCATATAATCGCTCTCGACAATGGGGATTAGCGACGTATTCAGGCTCTCCGAGCCGAATATCTGGGCGCGCAAATCGGACCTGACGGCCTCCGCTTCGGTGGCGTCGGTAATGCTGATAACGTCAGCAGGATTAACCGCCTCAATATTCGGATGGAATGCAAATGCAGGCGGCGTAAAAAGGATTGTCGCCAGCGTGGCGAGAACACAAAGCCGGTTCATAAAGCGCAACCTTGCACACCCGAGTCTCTGGATCAACTGCTGAACCGTGACCAATAGTGGATAGAGGCGCATCATGATGCGATCTCCTCCAGAACGAGCGAGCATTGGGCAATTCCGCCCCAAAGGCGTCCCGTAGAAAGGCCGTTCAGCGTGAAATTCCCGGTGTTGACGCCAAACCGAATGGCGAAGGTTCGGGAAGTGAGGCTCGCAATCGTGTAGTCGAATTCAAACGTCATCTGGTCGGCCCAGGCGCCGCCAACGGTCTGCGCTCTCGCGGTAAGCGCGTTTGTAGCATTGTCGACGCACACGAGAGCCGTGACGTTGATGAGCGCGCTCGCTCCGCCCCAGATGTTGACGATGCCTCTGATCTTGTTTCCGACCTTCTTTGGAGTGATCGACGCGGCTAGAATTTGGGTGCCCGTGCTATCGGTGGGGATCGTGTCGGAAAGCGATATCACCGTGGAGATGGTAGTGGCGGTCACCGTGATGGACTTCACCATCTGGACCAACGAGCCCGCCGGCCGGATGGCTGCGATGGCCTGCGCGGTGCGCAGTGCGTTCATGAACTTAGCGGTATCGGTGCCAGTCTCTGCATCCGACTGCGAAGCGAATGCGCCAACCTTGATTGCCTTGCCTGTGGTGCCGTTAAAGACAGTCGGGGCGCCATCAGTCGAAGAACCGGGCCCGGTGACATCGCCAGTACCAGCACTGTTCCAGACAAGATCGCGATCAGTGTTTGAGGCTTTCGCGAGGACTTGGCCGGTGGTGCCGCCCACTGGTACTGCGGCGGCAGCAGGTGCAAACGCGGTAGTGTCCTGCGCGGCGGCAGTACCAAGCGTTGGCTTGCCCGTCAGATCGGCATAGGCACCAGTTGTGGCGACCGTCGCGAGCGAGCCGGGCTGAACAGCTGTATCGGCCTTTGCGCCTTGGGCGGCGGTAGCATAGCGAGCGTCACCAAGGGCATATATCGCCTGCTTGGTCGTGAGCGGGCTCATAGCCTTGGTGGAAATAACACCTGCCTCCGCCTCTGCCTGGCTCGCGAATGGACGCGCCTGGTTCACAGCTTCCGTCAGCGTCGGGCCGTAGACCTTGGCACCATCGTCTGCCGGAATGCGGGCATTCGGGTTGATGGTGGAGTTTGGGGGCAAGTCCTTGGGGCGGACAAGATCACCAGCCATGCGAGGGCTCCAAATAGAAAAGCCGCCTCGAAGGGCGGCGCGGACGATCAGGAATGAGGGGAATGGTCAGGTCTTGATGAGGACCGGGTAGGCGATGTTCTTCGGGCGCGTTTCCGTGCCGCCGGCAGCATTCACTGTTACGGCACCGGAAGGCGTATGCCCGCCGGCCGCCTTGCTCACCACGTCTGGGAATGGGTTGTTGAACGTGGTGGAGCCGACATAGGCCCCAGACCCGCCACCGATCGAAGAGGCGAAGAGGTTATGCGTGTGGTCGGGCACAGGGTTGCCGGCAAACGTCGCAGTATGCGGGTGGCTCTTTAGTTCATCAGCCTGCGCCGTGCCAATCGCGCGGCCCGAACTGGTCGGGCGCACGAAGTAGCCACTGTCCGCCGAGAGGTTTGGCAGCGTGAAAGTGGTCGAGCCATCGCCGGGGCCAAACTGACCAACCGTCTTGGCGCCCTCTGTTGCCGCCAGGTTGCCGCTGGCCTGAGCGAAGGTCCAGAGCGCGGCAAATGTGGCCCGGAGCACCGACTGGCCCGTGAGCGGTAGCCAGCCCGCGGGAACAACCGAGCTCGATAGGAACATGATTGCTCCCGTAGGGATGACAGCCAGCGCGGCAATCAGCTCCTGTACTTGAGAAAGGGTCACATAATCGTTCGGATCAGTGCCGGCCGCTGCGCCTACGGCTTTGAAACCGTTCATGGGAATGTTGCCGAGCAACGGCGCCCTACCGTCTCGCATGTACCGGCGTCCCATGGAGGCACCCAGGTCTTGCAGCGGTGGGTTGTGCTGGGATGCCTGGATCGTCTGGCCAGTTACGGCGAGATACCCGGGCGGGAGCGTGTAATTGCCCGCGCTATCATCTGGCATGGCGTTCTCCAATAGAAAAAGGCCCGCCGAAGCGAGCCTGTGGCTACTAAATGTATCTCGGCGCGATACATTCCACTTGCACTCGATCATGTATCGTGACATGATACATTCATCGGAGAGCGGAATGATCCTTTCGTACAAAGACAAGACAACCGAACGCGTCGCGGCTGGCTTTGCCCCTAAAGGTTTCCCCGCAGACCTATTACGCGTGGCTCAACGCAAGCTGTTCATGCTCTCTGAAGCTGCCGATCTGGTGGACTTGCGGTCGCCACCCGGCAATCGGCTAGAGGCTCTCAAGGGCGGCCGTGCTGGGCAACACTCGATCCGCATCAACGACCAGTTCCGCATCTGTTTCGTTTGGAAGGATGGACATGCGGAGGAAGTAGAAATCACCGACTACCATTAGGCAGCGCACTCAACCGCAACTACCCAAAGGAACCACCCATGAACGCCGCCGCCAGCCGGGTACAGCCGGTTGCATTCCATCCGGGCGAAATTCTTCGCGAGGAGTATCTCTTGCCCTTGGATATGTCCGCCGGAGCCTTGGCCAGGAAACTGAACGTCCCCCGCACCCGCATTGAACGCTTGGTTGCAGAGACGTCGCCTATCACCACCGACACGGCCCTGAGGCTTGCCAAGTTCTTCAGCACCACCCCGCAGTTCTGGATGAACATGCAGGCAGCCTACGATCTTCAGGAAGCAGTTAAGTCTCTGGCCCAAGAGTTGGATAAGGTGGCGCCGCTGAACGCCGCGTGATTACTACGCTGTCAATGCCAGTGGCGTGGTCAGCGTGGTAATGCTATCGATGGCGCATGAAGCAGATCGATCTTGAGCCAGATCAGTACGCCGCCAAGGATGCCAAGGGGCACTGGCGCCGGAAGTCGAACCCAAAGCGATCGGGTATTTTCTGCGGGATCGCAGTGTTGGCACTTGCTTATATCGGCTGGAATGCGCCGGAGATTTCGCCGTACACGCTCTTTGGCGGGACGGCGCTCATGGCTTTCGCGGCTGGGGCACTAGCGGCCGATTGGCTGCGCGACCTCTATTGAAGCAATAGCGCAGCTGCGACGGGCGATAGCGGCCCGGTGTTAACGGGCGATTGCACGCCTTGCGTGATTGCTCTGACAATTGCCTCCCGGGGGCTCGGGTTAGTCGCCGTTTGCGCGAAGTCGCCAGCCACATTCATGAGAGCACGCTGAACGGCGCTCGCAGTCATCTTCTCGGCGCCGGCTCGTGCACCGCTTGCTCCCAATGTCGCGGCCAGGCCCATAACCGGGCCTCCAAGTTGTGTTGCGCCGAGGGCGCCAACCGCTCCCCCCAGCATGTTGGAGGCATTGCCGCCTCCGAACCCGAACTTGCCAAGCAGCTTGAGCGCATTTGCGCCGGGAGAGCCCTGAACGACCAGTTCGATATCCTTGAGCTCGTCGGGGGTGAAACCCTTGCGGAGGCGCGGATTGTTCAAAATGGCGCGAAACTGCGTACGCAGGCCATTTTCAAACCCGCTAGCCTGGTTCTGGGCCTTGTAGATTGCGTCCTCGAGCGTGGCCACCTTGCGAGCAACGTGCCAAGTGCCAATGCCCTGCTGAAGGGCTGCTACGGCCTGCGAGGGATCGGCACCGCCAACTACATCAGCGGGGGTAAGGCGTTCCATAAAATCATCGAGCTTGTCGATGATCGCTGAGCCAAGAGCTACATCACCACCCTCTTTGCTCTGTGCCGCTTTCTGCGCAATCTGTCGAAGGATATGAAGATCCCCGAGACTGATCGCGCCGTTCTCCCCAATCTCGCCACCGACCTTCATAAACTCCCCGAGAGCGGCCGACGCCTTGGGGTCGAGAATGTCGTTGATGCGCATTTTCCGCAGATCGGCGGAAAGGTCTTGCACAAACCTTCCATACGCCTGCGAGCTAACTCCTACGCCGGCCTGGTCCGATGCATCGAACATGCCGCGTGCAGCGCTTTTGATCGATTGAGACAAGGCATCATCAACCCCGCCCTGCGCGGCTTTGCTCAGTACTCCTTTGATGCCATCCCAAGCAAGGCCAGCGCCCTTCGCGGCCAAAGGGAACGCGCCGCCAATGCCACCTCCGATAAGAGCATTCTGGACTGCTTCATTGGCGGACCCGCCGCGCGCCAATGTGTCAGCGCCGCTAATCCCGAAGCCGGAGACGGCCCCGATACCAGATCGAGTGAGTAGGTTCCCTGCCCCAATAAGCGGCAGTTCACCGGCACCACCCAAAGCCGCCTGAGGCGCCAACATAAGGGGGGCGACTGTGCCGGCAATCGTCCCTGCCCCACTTTCTATAGGGAATTGCGAGCGCTCAGCTGCATTGATGCCCGCGCGTTCCTCGGGTGAAACTGGGCGCCCTTCAAGCATAGATGCGAAAGCGGCGTCGACGTTATTGCCCCACGAGTTCAGGGTTGGGCCGACGATTGGAATAGCCTCAACCGCGGAATTGGCGAAAGCATTCACGCGGTCGAGCCAGGGAACAGACGATGGCTCATAGGCCGGCTGAGCGCCAATCTGGCTGGCGATCTCATCAACCGTTGCCTGCTGCTGCGCCGGAGATAGCGAAAGGAAGCTATCATCCACCTGAACGCGTTTGCCACCGATCTCAAGCGTTGCCATTAGGGGACGATGCTCCACTTCACGCCATTGCTGGTTGTCTGGCCGGGGGTCGTGCCTTGCGCCGCGCGCGTCTGATCGTAGATTGCATCCCCGACCTTCTGGCCATGAACGATGCGCAGAAGGGTGCGCTCGTAGTCATCGAGCTGGGTCGGGAACTGTTCAGACTTTGGATCGAGGGCTCCCGCTTTGTCCTGCAACAGCTTGATATCCGCGTCTGATGCGTTGCCGAGCGCGCCGCCGGTGGGGCTGGCCTGTCGCATGGCATTGAGGTTTTCGGACGAGGCAATCGCCTTGAGGGAGCTAACGTGCCGCTGAAGATCGGCAGCCTGCCCGACCGGCAACTGCCCAAAGAGGGCCGCACCCCAACCCGTTGAGGCCGGTCCCATAAGGGCTCGCGCCTGTTGCGCCTGAGACACGATGGTATCGGAAGTGATGGCCTTCTGTTCTTGCGCCAAGTCAGCCTTGGCATTGGCCTGCTCAGCCTCAATAGCTGCCGGAGACCCAGGGATGGGCGCCATCGTCCACGCACCATTTTGATCCTGCGTAGCGGCATAGCCCGGCGGGATTGTTCCAATGTTAGGCTGCCCGGGCAGATTCACGTTCACCCCGCCACCACCAACCTCATACACACGATTATCTGGGCCAACTTGCCATGCCTTATTGGGATCGAGGCGGTTTGCCGAAACCTCGTCGGGGGAAAGAAGGTGGAACCCCGGATCAGGCTTCCGACTATCGAAGATCGGCTGGTAGGTCGTCGGGTCGAGCAGCACCCCGCCTACCTCGATGGGCTTTGCGGGCGGAGGATTGCGCAGTGCGTCAATCTCTAGCTGCCCTTTCTCAAGCCCCTGCTGGTAAGCTGGGTCCATCTGCCTCATCTGCTGACTGACGAGCGCGTCAAGAACGGGGCCATACGCCTGTTTAGCCCACGGGTCGCTCATCGCTTCGAGAACAGCAGGTGAGATGCCCTGCGCCACGCGAACTGGGGCCGCTCCGCCGAGATAGGCAGCTTCCCGGCGCGCCCGGTTTGCTTCTGCAGGGCGCAGGAACTGGTTCACGATAGCCGCGGCAGCCTGGTTGGTATCAGGCGCCGACATGATCGCTTGATAGGCTTTGGCCTCCGGCCCCTGGAGCTCCTGCATGAGGAAATCAAGCTGCACGTTGGGATCAGCCACATTGGCGTTCCGACCGGCTGCAAACTGCTCGAGTGCGTTTCGGCGGTCGCCCGTCCACTGCGCAAGGCCGTAGCCACCACGTGAGCCGGGAACGAGCGGCGAAGCCTCATTCACGCTCGGGTCGAGTGCACTTTCATCTCGGAAATTCAGCATGAAGGCGTCGGCAACATGCTCCGGAAGACCGCGGTCAATAAGACCTTGGCGGATTATGCCGGCCTGATCGCCCCCAGGGCTGGAAACTGCATCGGAGCCGGTTCCAGCCAATGCGGCTGCGATGGGATTAATGGCGGCCTCTTGATTAGAACCCCCGCCCAGGAGACGAGAGATTTCCCCGCCATATTTAGAGCGAGCGCCTTCGAGACCGGCGGTCTCCGCTTCGTCTGCCCATCGGCTTTCAAGCCCGCCCACAATACCTTGAGCGGCGCGAGCCAAACCCTGTGCCCAATGCTGGACAGGAGAATAGTCGGCCCCTCCCCTCATCAGGAGAGCCGCCATTTCGCGATCCCTGGCTACCTGTTCAGGGGTCTTTCTCTGACCACCGGCTCCCCACAGGAAGGGCTCTTGTGCTGGAATAGCCATCAACGCGCCTCCGTGGCGATGCCATAGTCAACCATGAGATAGCCGCTCGGGTGATGAATGATGGCCTCGGGTATGAACGAAGCAACCTCGTCAGCCATGACACCTACCTGCACCGGCCCGTCGCCTATGGTGTAAGAGTAGATGGATAGCCCGTTGTCGAGCATGCCCACCTTTCTGATGTTGGCCTTCAGGCGCCGATCCGAGAAAAGACCCGCCTTAATTGCAGCGCCGCCAAGCGTCCCAGCGAGGCCGAACAACCCTCCCATGCCAGCATTGGCACTCTGCAATTGGGCCTGATAGTTGCTGTTGACTAGGCCGGTATAGTCAACCCCGCCGACGCCAGTCTGCGGAGTGCTCTGGAACTGCGGTGCGCTGACCTGTGATCCCGACAGTAATGCCGATAGCTCGTTGATCGGCTGGTTTCGTGACGTAAGCGCAGTGTTGAAGCCTGTGTTGTAGCTGTCCAGCATGAAGCGATCGCGCGCAGTGCTCTGCGACGAGGTAAGGTTGAGCATTGCTGCGTCATACGCAGGCGAGCCCTCCATGATGCCCTGGTTGGCAAGACGGGTACGGAGGCTTTCAACATCGGCCGAACTCTTCGCCGAATTGATATTGTCGTAGAGGTTACCAGCCCAGACCTCATGCTCGCCGGGGGAGTACGAGAACGGATTGTTGAGGTAGTCGCGCATGGCCGCCGACTGATCGACAGCGATACCGGCCAAGTTACCCTGCGCCGCCTGCGTCTGCTCAAAGATGGCTTGCTGTTCAGGCGAAAGCGTCGTCGTCTGCAAATAGTGCGGCACCGTGATGGGCTGCCCATCGGCGCCAATAACGGTATTCGTGCCATTCTGAGAATAGGTGGACGAACCCCATGGGTTGACCTGGTCCACCATATTCATGGCCTGCTGGGTGGCGGCAGTCTGGGTATTGTACTGTGCCTGTGCCTGAGCGGTTTTCACCGGATCGGGCGCTTGGGGCTGGCTTACCATGGGTAATCCTCTTTCAGAATGCCGACGACGAAAGCGGGGCGCCCGGCCCCGAAATGGTTGCGCAACAGGCCTTCTACCTGGCCGCCAAGCCGCTCGGAGAGACGCACAACCTTGGGCTGTTCCGTGACGACCGTAATGCGAAGGCAATGGAGCTGGCCGAAAACGTACTGGCCAACCTCCGCGAGAAAGCCTCGCGTCCACCCCCGCCCCGCAACGGTCACGTGGAGGTCGTGGCCGGTAAAATGGTTGAACACGACGCCGCCGATGATTTCGCCGTCATGCTCAAGTCCCATGGCGGTATACGGCGGAATTACCCGCGTGCCGGTCAGCCTCGCGACGAACCGCGGAACGCGATCATCGGTGACGATCACGAAATGACTTTCGCCACGCGATAGGTGTTTTCGATGCTGATCAGCTCATAATCGAGCGGCACGATAGCGCCGGATGTAAGCTGGATGGCCGGCGAGAGCGAATAGCCCTCTCCTGCGCCTGCATTCCACTGGCGCACCGGTCTAAGATCAGGCTCCACGCCCCAAACGCTCTGCCCCCAGATACCTGCACCCCACTGGTTGCCAACGGGCACAGGCGAGGCCGGCGGCGCGGGGGGCAGGCTCACCACATAATCTCGCTGAATGGAGGTCTGGACATTGACCGCAACAGGGGCGAGGCCCTGCACGTGCACCATTTCGTTGATCTTCAGAGAGCCCGGCGCATCGAGTTGATCGAAGAGAGGAACACAGACGCCGGCATAGGGCTGACCGCGATCCAGGCCGGTAACGTTGGCCTCAACCACTGTTCCCTCATTGGTGCCGAAGAACAGCCGCTCCTTGAAGAGCAGCAGACACGTACCTTCCCAATTGAGGCGCCGGCACCATGCTCCGGTGCGGACGTTGGCCAGATACATGGCCGCGATCTGCCCGTCTGTCGGCGGAAGCGCCACAACGGCCATCTGCTTGGAGGGCCAGACGGCGCAATGCCAAGGCGCGGCGCGGCTATCTACAGCCTGGTTCCACGCCACTTCGATAGGGTAGGACACAGCGGACGGGCCAAGAGCCGCCAGCTCGCGCTTGATGGCCTCGCTGAGACGGACGTAACCAATCGAGGTTGCGAATATCAGATCGCCGCCATCCCGTATCCAGGCCTTTGGCCCCAAGGGGCGACCGATACGATAGACGCCAACCTTACCCCAATCGGTAGCATCGGACGGGTTCGAGCCCTGAAACACCGCCACTTCGCCCTTGGTCGTGACGAAGATGCATTGTTCGGAAAGGCCCCCCTGGTTACCGGAATCCAGCGACCATGAAGCACCGAAGTGCAGCGATCCGCCCAACTCGAACACACCGCCGAGAGGGAGCTTCTTCAGCTCTCCCCCTATCAGGTTCACATCGAGATACCATGCGTCGAGGCTGTCATTCTCAAGAAAGAACAGACGCTGCTTGTAGGCCCATACATAGCTGAGAACCTTCGGGTCTTTCGCCTCGTCGGGCGCTGCGAAGGTAAGGGCCGGCAGCGTGTCGAAGGCAGAGCCATCGAAAACCAGCGGCGTATCTGTGCCATTCACAAGGCGGAGGAAGACGCCGCCTGCCGTTGCGAACTGCACCGAAACCCAGTTGCCGCCCGTCTGGCCCGTGACAACATCGAGGCCATCGGTTGAACCCCAGCCAATCAGATCGTCGTTTTCGGTCGCGAGCTCATCGTCATTCTCAGTGGCGATGACCGCATTGTTGGGCTGGAGCACCACGGTAATGTCATAGATGGTAGTTTCCGTCGCCCCGAACATGAATTCGGCCCCACCCGCTGAATAGGTGAACAGCGAGGTGACGGACGATGCGCCTGCTCCCAAGGTCGCGTAGGTATCGCTGCCGCGCGTCAGCTTCACGCCCGTGGCAGTCGGGAACATGTTGTCGAGGACAGCGGCGCCAGCCAATGCGGTTCCATCAGGATTGCGGGCACCGGGCTGGGCGAGGTTGGTATTGGCAATCCAGCCACTGCGGGGGGCGGGCCAGGTCTTGAGTTGCGCAGCTGCGGGCTTCGCCTGCCTTGCCGGCGTCCTCATGAGCCAGGCCCCAACGCCCACGGCCAGGCCACACCAATCCCGCCAAATACGCGAGATGGCGCCCGGATCACTCTTGCCCCTCTATCGCGCGCCTGCGCCTGAGAAAGCGCGAGCTCATAGTTGGCCATGTCTTCGGCATAGCCCATGCCCTTCTGCTCTCGATAGCGCCAGACAACGCCAAGGGTCAGCAGGCGCTCATCGAGTACGAAGGTATCACCGTCATCGGTGAACGCAGACTTCGGCGTAATGACGCCTGAACCCGACGCGGGCGCAGAGCGCGCGAAAAGGTTCGAGATGTATGGGTAGGACGCCTCCGAGGAGGGAGCCGGGTAGAAATTGAACTGGTCTTCGAGGATGATCCACCAGCCCGGCGAGAGCGCGCCGAAGCCATTTTCAATGATGGTGAGCCATTCATTGAGATCGGCGGCCGGGGTATAGTTCCAGAACCACGACACGTCATCGTGAATGTCCTGGGCCGCAAGCATGCGGTCATAGTCGTTGGGCAACGGGAACTTGGTGGTGATCCCGTCGCCCGGGATCGTTGCGATCTTGGTCAGCCCCTGCCACTCATGGGACTTCATAATATCGATTGCCACCTCATTGATGAGATCGGCAATCTGCATTTCTGTCGGTTCCTGCGAGGAGAACACGGTGGCGGGGCGGCGCCCCACCAGCCGGATCATCGCTTTCTGAGCGGCATCGAGAACAGTCATGATCGCCTCTTAGGCAGCCGGCAGTTCGCGCGCGGTGTTCAGCAGCCATTCTCGGCTGGGGGTGCCACGGGGCGCCTGGCCAGTCTTGTCCTTGATGAAGGCCTTAAGAGCGGCCTCATCCATGGCATCGAAGCGATCATTGGCAACGCGCGCTTCGGCGTCAGCCGCTGCAAGCGCGGTCTCGACTTCCTGCGGAGATGCTTCACGAGCCTCAAGCGCTGCTACCTTGCGGCGCAGTTCTTCGAGCTCGGCCGCGTTGGCATTTCCGTTCGCGCGCTCCGCCATATAGTCGGCAGCCATCTTCTTGAGGCTGTTGGCGTGCATCTGGAGGGTCTTAAGGTTCGGACCTTCGAGGTGGTGCAGAGCCTCGATGCTGTAGATCTTGAGCACCCGGCAAAGCGAAAGCTGTGAGGCCGTGATGCCATAGGGCTTGAGCATTTCCAGCGGGGTGCCGGAGGCGGTCTGCTCGTTGCCATTGACGAAGGCAAGATACTGGTCGGCCCAGCGCTCCATATAGGTGATGACCTTGTTGCCCTCACGCTTCCACATGGCGTCCACGGGGAAAACGGGAGAGTAGAGCTTGGAGCCGGCGAAGCGGACTTCCACCACCTCCATGGTCTTCATGACCGCGTGCCCTTCGCGCTCGGAGGCAGGCACGTCTTCGACGGTCACGTGTTTGAAAACCGGAGTGACGGTGATTTCGCGGGTATCGATCGGCACAGATTGCGCCATAGGGTTTCTCCTTGTCTGAGGAAAGGAAAAGGGCGCCCCATAGGACGCCCCATTATTCAGATCAGGCCGGGACGGCGTTGTAGGCGCCGCGGCGAACGTGGAAATACTGGCCGCTGGTGATAGCCACGCCCGGCGGGGTGTAGAACCCACCGGAGCCAGTAGCCACGGTGTAGGCCGGGAACGTGATGGTCACCTGCGTGCCGGTATTGGCGGTCGCCGAGATGTTGGCCGAAGCCTTCACCCAGAAATACTCGCCACCGTCATTGCCGATTTCCTTGTTGCCGAGCTTGTAGGACGGCGAGGCGTCCACGGCCGGCGTGCCGATGCCAAGGCCCTGGTCCCAATAGGGCAGCCCGTCGAAGATATCATCGAGCTGCGGGCCAAGCTGCGGCGTGGTGCGGAACGGAATGGAATTGGCCATTCTGGTCTCCTTTCGGTTACGCCGTCTTCAGACGGACAGTGAAGAGCGGGTTTTCGAGCACGAGCTGGCCGCTCCAGACGATGCCCTGCGCCACCGCGTCCTGATTGATCGGGCGCAGCCCGTCGCCAGGATGGAACGGAACGAAGCTTTGGCCCGGGAACTCGTAGATCGAGAGCGCGGACGTATCGATGCCGAAGGCCGTATTGGTCGGCATGACATTGCCGACGCCGCCAGCGGCAACGAGGTCCACCAGACCCGCCGGGGTGTGGTAGGCCAGCCCCTGATAGCCGAGGCGAGCCGAGCGCTCCGTTGCGAGGCGCTGATGCGCAACGAACGAGGCGGAAACGGCCTGGTAGCTCAGGCTGTCGAAAATCCAGAGGTCGGGGTACTGCCCATTCCGGGAGCGGTTGAGGGCGATACGCTCGATGATCGGGCGTGCAGTCGTCGCATCCCAGGTGGTGCCGATATCGGGGAAGTCGGTAGTGGCATCAAAGAACGAAGTGCGCCAGTTGGCGACATCCGCACGATCGATACCGCCATAGACGCCCGTATTCGGCACAATGGGGATAGCACCGCCGAAGCCGATCATCTGACGGCCGCCCGAACCGGTGCCATCGCCGACGAGGGAGGTTTCGAATTCCTCCTTCACCGACTTCTCAGCAGCACGGACGTAGAAGCTCATCAGGTCGATGACTTCTTCCTCGCCGCGCGTGTAGAGCAGTTCGGTGCCGTTCAGCGAGAACATGGCCACGACACGAGCCCAGTTGAAGACGGCCGAGTTCAGCAGCTCCTTCGGGGTGATCTCGATCTTGTCGTAGCCGGTGAACCACTGAGCCTGGAGCTTGTCGAACTCCACCGGAATGCGAAGCTCCGGGCCACCAGCACGCTTGACCTGGATACGGCCCTGGTCACGCAGAATGCGGGTGAGAGGCGTGGCGTTGTAGACGATATCCTGAATTTCCCGCTGCCGCTTGGCAACAGCCGCCGTCAGGAGTTGGCGGTAATGGCGATCTTCAACAATTGCCATTGTCGCGTCCTTTCAAAGGATTACGCGATCTTGCGAAGTTCCTTTCGCAACAGCTCGCGCAGTTCTGTGGGGGTATCGTCCACGGCGGTATCAGCCCCATCGGAAGGGGCGCCGCGGACGGACTTGGTGCCGGCGTCAGGATTTACAGGACGGGCGTTTTCGGCCTCGGAGTGTGCGGGAGCGGGCTGAGGCTCGGATTGTGAAGGCGAGTTGCCGCCAGCCATCCGATATGCCTGTTCAAGCCTCTGCTCCGGCGACAAGCCGCCACCGTGAAGCTTCTCAATCACGCCAGACTTGAGAACGTCAGCTATCTGCTGTTCAAGGGCGTGAAAGTCGGGGTGCGCAGCGGCGAAGCGCTCGATAAGCGGCTGTGCCTGCTGCTGCATAATCATGGTCTGGAGGTCGCTGACCTGCTTCTCCAGTGCGGTAACCTTCTGGTCGGCCTGCGGCGCTTGCTGCGGCTGCTGAGCCTGCATGCCCTGCCGCATGGCGGTGACAAACTGCTCCGGCGTCTGCTTGGCGATGTGCTGCGCCACCTCGTAGAGCGACAGAGGGGTACCATCGGGGCGCCGTGGGCCGATCTCGCGAAGGATCATCTCTAGGCCGACGATCGGATTGCGGGCCAGAGCCTGCTCAACCTGAACGACCTTGGTCAGACTTTCGCGCAGATCGCGGCCATTGGATTTCGCGGTTTCATCAAACTGCCGAAGCTGCTCATAGCGCTCAACGGCGGGTTTCGATCGGGCCAGTTCCGCTTCGTATTCCTGCGAAACGCGGTGAACCTCGGCCTTGACCTCATTGGGGACATTGGCCCATTTGCCACGCGCTTCGGGCAGGAACCGAGCGGGCGGCTCAGAGTGCTTGCGCCCCTCAGACTGGCGGTCCTCCTGCCCTGCCCGCTCGGTTGCGGGCTTTTCGGCCGCGCCCTCAACTGCCTTGGCCTCGGGCTTGTCGTCCTCGGCCTTGGCAAACTTGCCGTCTTCGCTGCGTGGCTTCTCAGCCTTCGGCCTTTCCTCTGCCTTGGCTTTCTCCGCCTTTTCGGCGTCATCCATCTTCGCCTTTGCGTCCTTGGCCGCCTCGTCGGCTTTGACCTTGGCAGCGGCTTCCGTCTCGGCATCCTCTGCCTTGAGACGGGCTAGTTCGGCCTCCATCACCGCGGCGGGGGAATTATCCGGCTCCGGCGTCAGGTCGGGCGCGCCATTGCCGGCGGCATTGGTGACGGTCTGAGGGTTGAGAACGGTAGACGGCGGCTCAAGCGCCACCGTGCCCGGCTGGGCAACAGTGTCGGTCATCGTGGATTTCCTTGTCTGAGGAGGAAAGGGTTAGTCTTGGAGATGCAGGACTTCGGGCAACCTGCCCTCTTTCACGTCCTGCATGGCTTCGCGGATATCGTCGCGAAGCTGGCGTTCATCGGTCTTGTGCTCGACAAAAGGCATTTCCTCATTGCCGAGTTCGATAAAGTCGATGCCGTGAGGGTTACCGTTGGCACGGTGCGATCGCGAAAGATCGCGCGGGTTATCGTACCACTGGCCATCAGCCATGCTTTGCACGGGTTGAGCGAAGGCGCGGATCACCTGCGGACAAGCCAAGCTCGAGCGCGCCTTGGGCACTTCTGCCGTAACGCGCCGATAGACCCGGCGCCCATTGCCGGCATCGAACCAAGCGTAGGACATCAGGCCTTGAGCGCCGCGATAACAGCGTTGATCTTGGCCTTGCACTCATTGGCCAGGGCCATGGTGGTAGCCGGATCGGTCGCATCGACGGTAGCGATAGCAGTCAAGGCCGCGACCTGCGTCTTGGCAGCGATAGCGCCTTCGATCTGCTTGGCGACTTCCACTGAAAGCACCGTGTTCATGCCGAGTTCGGCAAGCCTGCGTCTGTTGGCCATTGGAAGAATCCTTTCGGGTTAGGGAGACGGTGGCGGCGTGTAGCCATCCACGATGAACGGCGCGCCCTTGTCGGAAATGACGATGGGAGCGCCGCGGCCGTTGGTTGCGATCTTGAGAACGGGAGCATTGGCCTCAACCGGCTTCACCGGAATGCCAAGGCCATTGTCTGCGATGACAACAGGAGCACCATTAGTCATTTGACGATGATCCTGAGTTGCGAGTCATAGGTGACTGTGCCGCGTTCAGGGTCATCCACCATGAAAGGGTACGAGTCAGCTGGCAGCACTTTCCTACCAGTCCTAATATCGAGTCTTCCGACGACATACGGCGTGGCGGGGCCATCTCCGAACTTCATCAGCCGATACGGGCCAATCCCATGCTGGATGCAATCTGGGGACATATCAAACGTCATTCTGCCGGTTGCCTTTCTGCGAACTGCTGCTGGCGGTCAGCGCAATCTTCCCCGCGATCCGCCCGAGCATTGGAAATGGCGGTCTGTTGCGCGTTTACGGCGCGGTCCTGCTGCTGACCCTGAATGTCCGAGGCTGTGCGAATATCCTCGCGGTCCTGCTGTCGGGTCTGATTGGAAGCATCCACGCCCAACTTCTGGATTTCGGCGTAGATTTTCTTGATCTGGGCGTTCGTCTCTTCGAGGTTGCCACGGGTCTGGGCAAGCTCAAGCTGGAAGCGCTGGCTATCCTGCTGCGCCTTGGTCTGGGCTTCCGCCGCCTTGAGCTCGAGTTCCTGCATCTTGAGTTGGGCATTGGCCTGGTTGGCCTGCGTCTGGCTTTCGACCTTGGCCATTTCCGCCTTGGCGAGCTCCATCTGAGCCGCGGCAAGGCCATCGTCCTGCCCGCCGCCCTTCTGATCAGCCATGGCCTGCGCCATCTGCGGCGCCGAAGCGATAAGCTCGTCAACAGCGGCATTGAGTGTCCTGCCCACACGGTAGGGCTGGAGGGCAAACTTGAGCATTTCTCCGGCCAGGTTCACACCGGCGGGGCCAAGCTGGAAGAGTGGAAGCAATTGCTGCATGGCGCTTGCGAACGCAGCAAGGAGTTCTGACCGGCTGGCCTTCTCCTCCATCTCGTCGGTGAGCACCGTGCTATCGGTCGCGATCTCGAAGGCGAAACCCCGCGCCTTGTCGTCGCGCAGAAGCTTCATCACGTCCTCGATAGGCACCTGCTCACTGGCCTGCTTGAGCATGGGCGTGTACTTGGCGATAACCTGCTGCTGCGCCTGTTGGAACTGCTGTTCAGCCTGCGCCGGGTCGATCTGCTGCCCCTGCTGCTGCGCCTGCTCGGCCATCTTCCTGGCCTGTTCTTTGACGCCCTTGAGTTCCTTTTCAGCTAACGCCTCGATACCATCCACCTGCTTGGCGATTTCGGCCTTGGTGGGGATCTCCATCTGGCTCATTTCAAGCAAGGTTTCCTTGCTGAAATTCTCAGCCATGATCTCGGCGCTGATCTCGGTCACGTCACGGGCGATGCGCTGGAGCTCATCAATCTTGTCCCGAACACGGACGCTGCCGTACTGGCTTTTGAGGCGTTGCGCGCCGTATGTCTCTTCGGCCTGCGTCTCCCCGCGCATGATATCGGAAATGCCCGACAGCCGGTCATAGTCGCTGAAAAGCTCGCGACGGGCCTCGATCAACCCCGTGATGGCCGACGCGATATCCGCGAGTGGGAGCCATTGCACGAAGCTCGCGGCGCCCCCTGAGGCAAGCAACGCAGCGCCAGGTACGGGGATGAGGATCGAGTGATCGTCATTGTCCCGCATGACCTGCTCGACGGCAGTGCCGATATCGCCGCCAGCCGGGATAAGGCCCTTCATGCGAACCATATCCAGCAGGGCATAGATGCGGGCCGTAAGCTGGTTGATCTTCTTGAAGTGCCCGGCATACCGCGTGTAGTCAGGCACCGGGACCAGCGTGCGAGGCCGAAGGGTGCCGAAAGCTGGCCGCGGGCACGGGAAGAACCCCCTCAGCTTCAGGTGCGGCTCGCTCTCGTCCAGCATGACGCTGACGCCTTCCGCCACCCAATAGACGCGGTTGTCAGCCTTATGCCAAACCTCCCATACGCCAGCCTTGCGCGAATTATCGGCGGCGCCGTCATACTCGCTGGAGTTAGCCGGGGCGCAGAGTGTGGCGTCCTTGTAGGCATCCCCTGAGCGCTTGGCGAAACGCTTGCGCATCTCTGTGCGCGTCAGCCACGCTCGGCGCGCCACCCATGGTACGTCGGACCATTTGCGAGCCGGCGGATAGAGGAAGTCCTTGCGGTCGAGATGCTCGGGGCAGATGCGCTGGCCGCCGCCACGCTCGTCCGTCTCGTAGGTTACCCAAATCTGCCCGCGGTTGTAGAAGATCAGGTCATCGCGAGTGCAGATCATTGCCTCATCGATGCCGCCGCGCTCAAAGCCCGAGATAGCACTACGTTCGAGCAACTCGGCCGTGACGTTCATCAACGGCCGGCGGTCCTTGAACTGCGGCGATACCACCGGCACCGGCGGGTGCGCATAGACCGCCGGCTTCATGATTTCCATGGAAGCCCAGAACAAATCGTAGTCGGGGTCAGCCCAGTCGCTATCGATCTGCTCGGAGCGGCTGTAGACTTCATCGATACGATCGCAGAGCGCCTGCCACGCGTTCATGGCGCGCTCGGCTTTCTTGATGGCCGCAAGCACACGCGCGGACGATTTGGTATCGCCCTCCACCTCAAGGGTATCGGCGTATTCTTGCTCTAGGCTATCAGCCATGAATTACCTCCTTCTCTGTCCCGGAAGAGCCGGGGCAATCGCATAGCCGTCCTTGATGGTCTCAAACGGCTTCACGGGCTTTTCTTCCTTCGGCTCGGGCGCATTGCGCCAGGCCATTGCGAGGTATCGGAAGGCGTCCGAAAGGTGCGAAGACCAATCGTGCACCTCCGTCGCCTTGAATGCTTTTTTGTCGTCGTCCCACTCGCGTCGATATTGTTCGAGCGCTGAAATGCCCTGCACTTCGGTGCGGGGATGGAACACGCAGCGGGCCAGTGTTTTGCGGACAGCGTTGATGCCATCGAGTTTGGACGCCAACGGGATAACTTGGGGGTTGAGGCCCAGTCCCTGCATCGCCTCGACGCGAGTGCGGCCAGTACCCCACTCCTTGACGCGGGCGTCATGCGGAACGAAGTCTACCGCGGCCGGTAGCACGCCTGTCCTGGGATCGGCCTGGTTCCAGCCTCGCTCTTTCTCGCGCTTCTCGATGACCTCCGCATAATGGTCTACGCCGGCACCGCTCTCGCTGTAGCAGTCGAGAATGAACACCTGCGTGCCAACAACCTGGAACCACCAGATTGAGGTATCGTCCTTGACGCCGATATCCCATGCCCGATGCACGGGCTGGCCTTCCACGGCCTCAATCTCGGCTATGCGCCCTTCTCTGCGCACCAAGACCATTTCACGGGCATAGAACGCGCCAAGGATGGCGGCGTTGAAGCTGACCTCGTATTCCTGCTCAAATTGAGCGCGACCGATATCTTCGCCGTAGAGGGCGATGTATTCCTTGAGGCTCTCTGCGATCTGCTCTTCGGTGAGAGCGCCAGTGTTGTAGATCGAGAGCGTTTCCGCGAACCACGCCGGGTTGCCGGCCGCCATATCCAGCAGGCTCTTGAAGTGGTTGCGACCGCGCGGCGTCGAGATGAACGCAGCCCAGCCGTTGTTCTCTTCAAGCATTGGGCGGATATAGCCCCAGGCTGACGGATTGGCCAAGGCGAACTCTGAGAACGTCACCCCAGCTACACCGGCGCCGACCAGGCTATTGTACCGATCAGAGCCGACAAGCTGCCATGTCGCGCCGTTCTTGAAGCGAATGAACATCTCCTGCTCATTCGTGGTTTCCCTCAACGGAAGCGGGAAAGCCTCATCGATCCTTCGTTTGCCGGTGTGAGGGTTGACCGCAGCCCAGAGCGCCTTGCGGGCTTGGGCATATTCGGGAAGGCAGTGCCAGTAAGAGGCGGGACGTTCAAACGCCGCTACTGCATTGCGGTGGAGCAGCACATCATCCTTGCCCGCTCGCCTATGCCATGCCGCTATTGCTCGCCTGCCGCCGCCTTCCAGGTAGTCCCATAGTGGCCGCTGATAAGAGCGGGGCTCCCAGCCGTTAGGAAGACTTATGCGCAAAGCGGTGGATTTCCACGATGACCGCGCCGCCGTCTTCGCCTGTCACCTGCATGGGGAGAACCTTGCCGAGGAGGCCAGCAAACGCCTTGGGTTCGCCTTTAGCGAGAAAGCGCAGGTAGCCGGTCAATTCGCCTTTGCCCTTGCCGTCCTCACCGACCTGTTCAGCGGCCAGGAGGATGGCTTCCTTGAGCGCTGCTGTGGTTTTGTTCGGACTGCCCTTGGGGCGGCCGGGGCCGGCTTTATTCCCCGTTTGTTTATTTGCCATTGCGTCCTCGGGTGTCTGAGGCCCTTGGGGCTATTTCGGCTGCCTGCCAGGCCCTTCGTATCGGACCCATTGGGAGCCTTGGAGGTTGAACCAGTTGCCCTCGTTGTCGCGAGCGGCATAGCTGATGCAGTTGTCGAGACGGGGCAGCGTTACTTCGCCGTCTTCGATTGCAGCAGAAAGCATCGCCTCGAAGGCCTCGGCTGCCTGAGCCATGGTCACGCCATGGATTCCGAGCTCATTGAGCTTCTCGACGCCAACGAGCTGAGCTGCTTGGGAGGTCATTCTTCGTTGACCACCGGCACGTCGCGCCATTCATAGCGCTGAATGTTCTGCGTCCTGATGGACCAGCGCTGCTGCAACATGCCCACATGCGGGCTCAAGCGGGGCTTTGCCCTGACCACGAACCGAAGCTGGGCCGTTGGCTCTTCGATGACGATCCCGCCGATGTCTTCGGACAGGGTGACAATTCCGTCTGTCATTCTCTCCACCCTTTATCTGGTGGGGTTAGGAGGCTGCGAGCTTGAGCGGCTTGTATAGACGGACGCCATAGTCTTCGTTGCCAAGCTCCCGCTCTAACAGGCGCAACTCGTTGTTCGCCTCATCGAGGTCTTTCGGCAGGTCTTCCCACGCCCATGAGACGCACACCCGGCCCCACTTCCGAGAGTGCCTTAACGGCCTGAACACACGGCCACAGATGATACGGCGTTCACCAGGATGCGGCACAGTCCATTGGAAGCTCTGTAGCTGAGCCCCGAACCCGCCGATCCACTGATAGAACTCCCCATGGAGCCAGTAATAGCGGTCATCCCAATAGGGAGACTTCATGCCATGGCCATTGCCGAACAGCTTTTGGTCGAGCCAAACAATCATGCCTCTCTCCACTGGTTAGGCTGCGTGGGGCCCGAGCGTAGCAACAGGTCCGCGCCCGATCGCTTCCCAAATGGGATCGCGCCCATCCTTCTGCCGATAAGTCAGCTTGGCCTCTGGAGCGAGTTCCTTGACCTTAGCCTTGATGCGCTCGAACTGCTTCTCGGTTGGGGCGCCTTCGATGCTCTCAGTGAAGCCTTCGAACCAGCACTTGAATTCCATGAGGCTCATGTGTGTCTCCAATGCGGAAGTTATGCGGCGCGGATTAGATGCGCCGATCGATCCTGCTCAGGGCTTCGTGGCCGCGTGTGAGAGCTACCGTAAGGCGGTCGGACGCGAGACGCAGCTCGCCAAACACACCCGCCGCCGCCACGTTGTCATGTCCGCCGGCATGCCCATCTTCCGGCACGGGGCCAACAAGTTTGTCAGCCAGGCGTTCGACACGATCCACGAGGTCGCCGACCTGAGCCATCGTTTGCATGACGACTTCCGCGTCACTCGCTTGCTGCTTGAGACCAATAGCGGCAGCGTCGGTTTGCTGCCCTTCCCGCGTCCAAGCATAAAGAGGGTCTGTGGAGGGGTTCTTGTTCACGTACATATCGGCTCCTGGTTGGGTGAAAACGAAAAGGCCCACCGGTTAGGGTGAGCCTTGAATTTCTACACGGTTTTCGTGCTTTCCGCTTTACACGGAAACCGTGTATTGCTATCAATTGGGTGTCGGAGCAATCCCGCTTCGACACAACGGACTGGAGGTCCACATGAGCGTCAAGCTCACCTTCCAAGTCCGGATCGGCAAGTGGAGACTGACAATCTCCCCTAGCCGGTAACCGGGGGCCGGGGAGTGTTCACAGCACTCTCCGGTTCCCAGAATATAGCAACCGTGAAAGGCTGCCGCAATGGACCGCGAAGACCTGCTGACACTCCGGAAGAACCTAGGCGCCACTCAATCCGAGATGGCGGCAGCTATGGGCGTTCCCCTCCGAACCTACCAGGATATCGAGGCCGGCATTTCCAACCTGCGCCCTATACACGAGCGGGCAGCCGCTTGGGCGGCAGTGAACCTGGCGCTTGCCAACGATAAGCCTGAAGCTATCCCGCCGGCTGTAGCTGAGTTGCTGCAACGCGCAGCAAGGAAACTGAAATGATCGAAGCGGGCCGGGCTTGATACCGGCTCGGGCGGTAGTCCAACCCTCGACCGTCTGCCCGCAGCATTTACGCTAACGCTCGTTGGACCGCGTTTCGCTATAGCTCGGCACGGCACGTCCTTCCGTGCTGCCGCTTCGATAGGGATTGAGGCGGAAGCCCCGTATTGCGCTTCTGGGGCCTCACGAACCAGCAGAGATGCCTGCACGCAAAGGCTCGCCCGCCTCAAACTGAATTAGGTGCGCCACCGGCCGATGACGACTTCGAGGAATGGGAGCTACCCGCGCCTCGCTCGCTGCGCATGGAACGAGGCCCATGCGCGACCTGAATCAAAAGAGGCCGCGCTTGGCGACCCCTGTTTCTGAACGCTTTACGCGTTAGCGTAAAAACTAAGACACTGATTTGCCGGAAAGGTCAAGGGTCACTCACCTGATCGATCCAGCCTATCCACTTATCTCGGACAGCTCGTGGTCTCATGCTGAGTAGGTGCTGCCTCATCCTAGCCAAAATGGCAATTTCCTCTTGCTCAGGCCGCTCTCGTATTTCTCGCTCGATAGCTCTTAGGAGAACTTTGACCTCGGACGGGCCATAGATTCCAAGCGTGGCCACAACTCCGCAACTGGTTGGGCTGGTAACTTTGATGGATATCATGCCGCCCTCGCTTCAAGCTTGTAATGCCGTACTAGAGCATTGAGCGCTTCCCGAAGCCATCCCACCATATGGTAGAAGTCTCGGTCATCCACGACGAGGTGATCGAGCGCGGCGAAGAGCATCCCTGCCACGCGCAATTCGTTCTGGCGCTCCTGCACGGCCGCGCGAGCTGCGCGATACCGCTCCATAGCATAGCGGGTAGCATCAACGTTCTCGTCGGCTCCTGACGCGCCTCGGATTGCATTGAGGTTGGTTGCTGCCGGCTGCCTTGGCGCCTGCACTACACGGGCGTTGTTATGCCAGTCGGTGAGGTATTCCATGGCAGCATCGTACTGCTGCGCCGTGATCTCGCCCGAGATGCATAGCCTGCCCACGAAGCTGCCAAGCTTCTGATCCCGGCTCGCAGCAGGCCGCGCGCCGAACAGCCGCACCCGCGCCTCAATGCCAGTCCGAAGCGTTTCCCGCTCCTCTTGGCTGAGCTGAGTGCTCAGGCGCTTGGTTACGTCAGCGACCTTGCGGGAAAGCCTACCGTTTGGCTCCCTGTCGCCTGTTTGTGGTTTAGGGCCACGTTTCCCCATGCCAAAAATCCCCGTTGTTGCTCACAACGCGGACCTTGCCGACACATGGCCGGGGCAGAGATAGGTAGAACGGGTAAGGTGAGAATCGCTGATTTTGGCGGTGACGGTCAACATCTGTCCGGCTGGCTTCCACAGCGTTACGATGTGCTCAGCAGAGAGAATACTCCCGGCCAACCTTGAGGATCAGCGCATCCGGCAAGTAAATGGTGTCGCCAAGACTGCAAGCTCCGTCCATCCCCGGAACGGATTTCTTCCCGCCTACGACAAACTCCCCCGCTGGCGTCAGATATCCAACATCAGTCCACCCCATGGTCGAGGTCCAATTATGGGGGAACCACTGCGTGAAGTGCGGCCTCTCCTCCAGCCACCGCTCTTGCTCTGGCGTCATTTCAAATTCCTTTTCTACCCCTGGAAGGCAAGGAAGGCGGGGAGTTATTCACCGCCTGACCTATTCGCGCGTGGGTCGTTATGACCAACAGCAATCATCATCTCATTAGCGCCTTGCACCGGAGGGAGAGGAAGAGGCATCCAGTGGGTAGCACCTCGCCCATACCACTCATCATAGCAGGGATCGTAGTAGTCCCCATTGGGGTAAACGATCGCTTCGAATACGGGTTTGTCATTCTCGGATGGATCGAACACGAGAGCATCGATGCCATCCTTTGGCGCCGTCTCTATGCTCTTCCACTCGCTCATCTCACCCTTCCTTTCTTCTCCAGCTGCGCCAGCCATTGCCTCTGCCTGCGCTTCTTCGGTTTCGATTGGTCCTTGAGGTAGGACAAAAGGGATTGGGATTGATCGGGTGGTAGGTCTCCGATCTGGGGGAGCTTGGGGCGGGTGAACTTCATGCTGCCGCCTCACCGTCACGGTCGCCAACGGAGTAGCCGAGGCGTTCGCGCATGGCGTCCTCGTCGCTTTCATCGAGGAACCTTGAGTTGGCCTTGACCATCTGGTCGTGCTTGCGCTTGGCGGCCGCTGCGTCTTCCGTTCGGTGCTGCTCGGCGAAGCTCTCGACCAGACCATCAACCATGGCCTTGACCCGGGCGTGGCTTTCCGGGGTCTTTGGGACATCCGGCGGCGGCAGGCGTGGATGCAGCGCCTTTTCGCGCGCCAGCCTATCCGTGCGGCGCTCCATGGCTCGACGCGTGGCGCTTCCGACCTGCGGTGCCGTTGGAACGAAGGCCGCGTTATGCCCCGGCACCGAACCGCTCAGGAAGTCGGAGACGGCCGCTTCGACATCCTCTGCTTCGTAGATCGAAACCGCCTCGAAATAGACCTTCGCCTTGGCCAGTCGTTCGCGGGCAAGGTCGCCGGGATCGGCGGAATGGTCACCCTGCTGATAGGTCCGGAATAGCCGGTCGAACGCGTCTGCGATCCTCGTGTTCCTGTCCTGGGTCATCCTGTGATTTCCTTGCGATGAAGGCGAATACGTCTGCTTGGGAGGGGGCGCGTTGAGGTTGAGGCGGAGGCGAGCCGCGAGCGAAGCGCGACCGGTCGGCCAGCGCCTTGCGGCACCAGGTCATCCAGGTAAGTCCCCAATCGAGCTTCACGCCCTTTTGGCCAGGCTGGGCCGGCCACCACTCGCGGAACTTCTGGGTTTCGAGATCGACATCGGCTTGGGAAAGGCCGAGCGAGAGAGCGAACGCAACGTCAGGAACCCAATCTGCCGGAAGCCTTGAGCCGCGTTTTTTGGAAGAACCGTTAGGTTCTTCTTTTTCTTGGTCTGTGGTTAAAGGTGGCACGCCCGCATCACTGCTTGTGCTTTGCATTTGCAGTGCACGTGCATCGCCTTTGCTACGCGTTGCATGTCTAGCCTCGGCAGCCGCCTTGCGCTTCCCGATGATCTCATCTGCTTTGGCTAGTTCGGCATCGATGCGCCTATGGCGCCACCCGGCTTCAAAGAACGCCGCGATAATGTTTCGGCTTTCTGACCATTGATCTGCATCTAGGCGGGCATACCGCTGGATAAGCCGCTCATCATCTGGCAGGCCGCCATCCTTCCAGTAGCGCATGATGAGGAGCATGTACGCGCCATGTTCCGTCGCAGTCAGGTGCCCTGTGTCGGCCATGTAGTCATCAATTGAGAGGGGCATCCAAGCGCGATTGCTCATGGCCGCGCCCACACCAATCTGCGACCCGCATGCCCCGATTTTCCCTCTATATGCAGACCCACCGCTGCCAGCTTTGGACGCATACGGCAAATCAGAGTGTCGACGGTCCTCACGGCGCCAGTGGGGCCTCCATTGGGATCGTGGGCATATACGGCGTCAGCCAGTTTGTCAGACGACACCCAGGCGCCGAAATGAGCAGCGAAGTACTCGTAGATTCGCCGCTCAGTTGGGGAGATTGCGAGGAACTCCGACAGGGCACGTGGGTCTAGAGATTTGCTCTCAGAGCCGCAACATGGACAGGCCGTCATAGCGCGCCCCCACGAATTCGCTCATGGCGCTTAATTGCATGCACCACGGTGGAATGATCTCGACCGAGCTTCGCGCCGATCTGCGGATAGCTCATCGTCGTTTCCTGACGCATCCGCCACATCGCTTCGTAGCGCGCGGACACGATGTCCTTGTTGCGGCGCATGCTCAGGATGTCTTTGACAGAGACGCCGTATTTCGCGGCACACTCGGCCACGATCAGCTTCCAGCGCAACACAGGCTGGGGCGCCGTCTCGATAAGATCGGCGGAGGGTGGGATATGGATAACGTCTCGCGACCTACGTGCCGCCATCCGCACCGTGCGGTCATATTCGGCTGGGCTTCCGCGCAGCCTGGCGCGGATTTCTGCATAATGGGCAGCTTGTCCCGCCGCAGTTGAGAGGTCTGTCATTGCCCCCTCCCCAGCTCGCGCCTAAGCTTGGCGTGCGTTGCCGCCTGAAGCGCCTTGAGGTCGACCTTCACATACCGGACGTGATGAACCTCGACCGGCTTGCGCTCGACCGGCTTACGAAAGAAGCCAAACGCCCTTGAGAGAATCCCCTCTCGTGCACCGTGCATGACGTTGCCCATGGTCTATCCTTCTGTGGTTGCCTGACCGGGGAAGGTGTTGGCCCGTTCTGCCTATCCCTGCCCGGTCCTATGTGCGGCTAGGCCGCGTTAGTTCGATGCGCTAAGGCCATCCACGATGCGGAGCAGCGTGTCCTTTGCGTTGATGGCGCTGAAATACTCGCCCGACATCAACCTATGGCGCAGGGCTTCCGCCGCCACTTCCTCAGGCTCCCACTGACCTTCGAGGCCGTCGCAAGAGCAGTGACCGCCGACTACTTCAAAGAGCTTCCCGTCTCGGCTGAAGAGGACGTACGCGGACCCTTCGTACCCATCGATTTCGTATTGAGCGAAAAGGATATCTGCTCCGGCGATTGCCTCTAGATCGATCTCAAAGTCGTTGAGCATCGCTTCAAGGCCCGACTTGCCGAGATAATTCGGGGACGCCCAATCCTTGTAAAAGACACTCTCTGTCATTCACTGCGCTCCTTGCGCTTCGGTGAGTTCGGACAAGTCGATTGCAGGCGGCGGAAGTTGGGGTCGCCTGCCAAAATGTTTTGGTGGGGTACCGACATGGAATTTCCCGCACCAGTCGCACCGATAGGCACGCAATCCACGGTGCCTGCCGGCTGCTAGATCGGCCAAAGCGCGACGTGGGAAAGCGATCTTCCCTTCGCACTGGCTTTGGCGGTCAGGGATTGGCCGGCTCATCTCACTTCCCTTCCCTGGTCGACCGGCGCTCTTTTCGCCTTCGCTTCCGCCATGATCGCCACAAGGCGATCAGCCAAATCCTGATCATGAGCATCGCCGCCCGATGCCTCCTCCAGATTGATTTCGTGAAGCAATCGCGCTGCCATCTTGGCGCAGCGATCGTAATAAGCGGCCTTCAGACGAGCAAAGAGCCCCACGTCACAAGTCTTGGCCTTGGCCTTGTGAAGGTGGATAAGTTGGGACTCGGTGAACCCGTAGTCACGCGCCAGACGCTCAATGGCGCGTTCCTTGGAATGCGTGCTAACGGTCTCTAGTTCGACCATCTTGCGCACATAAACTGTTGCAGTTGCGGCGCTCACGCTGGGCACCTCATTACCTGATTTTGGTAACGCCATCCCTGAATACTCCGTCCATGATGATCAGGACGGAGAGACGGACGTTGCGAAAGGACATTTCGATGACTGCTCAGCCCCTCGGAACGATCTTGGCGGATGTGCTCGAAGGGCTTGCAAGGGATGTTCGCGCCACGGCGGAAGCCAGCGCGGGAATGAAAATGGCAGAGCGCGGTTGCGCGCTCGATGCCGAGTTGCCGCGTCAACGCCAGAGGGAGTTGCTGGCGGAGGAGGAAGACGCGGGGGAATGGAAAGTCGCCGGGGACTTGGGAGCCCCGGCTAAGTTGGTTGGGAGCGTAGAAGCGGTGGATTGCCGCTCGACCTTGCGCCAACGCGGCAGCAAGTCCATGCGCACCCGGAAGGTGCCCATGCATTTGATGCTGGTGGTTGACAATACGAGGGGACATTAGGCGTCCACCTCGTGAGCTTTTGCATTCCAGTCGCGCTCGCAGGTGAAGCAGCGCTTCGTTCTGTTGCCGGCGCAGGCGTCCAGGTTCTTGCAACCGGGCATGCGTTCGAGGCCGCTAGAGCTACGTGGTACAAGATTGTTGAGGGGAGCAGCGGGAGGGTTTGCGCCGCTCCCCTCTCCTACCAGCGTGCTTGGGGGCTCGGGGCTGGCGGGAATGGAATGGGTAGAACGGCTCAAGCCATCCGTGACGATGTTGCCGTCTATGAGGTGCGCAGGATCGGACTGCGCCATTTCACGCTCAAAATCCCCGGCGGCATCCGTCTCGCCATCCGGTTCATCTTGAACAGCCGTTTCCGGCCGAATGGGGTGCTGGCCTTCGTCGCCCTCCGTGCCAGCGAAAGAGGTGGAACGGGTGGAGGTGACACCCGGCGACTGCTCAGCCGTTTCCGGCTGGGATTGGTTGTCCCTCGCACGTGCACGTGCACGAGGCGACGTGAGGATCGACAGATAACCCTCCATACCCTCGGTCTTGGCTTCGGCCTTCAGATGGTCAGCTTCGGTCTTGCGCGTCTCGGCGATGGCAGCTTTGAGATAGCCAACCTCGGCAGAGACTTCCGCGCCCTTGAGGCCGAGAGACTTCAGTTCCTCGCGAAGATCAGCCCAGGTTACCTTGAGGTCTTCATTGGCCTGGTCGCGGGCATCCTCAATCGCGTTGATAGCGCGAGCGGTTCGGATGATCGTACCTTCGGGAATGCGGAGGTCGGGCATTACCTTGACTCCGCAGGCCAACCGTTGAGATTGGCCAGAATCGTTTCTAAATCAGGAGCATATTGATGGCCACTGACGACAAGCTCACCGGCCCTATCCCCGACCCCGACAACGTTCCCGTCACTTTCGCCAACGTCCTCTTCGGAGGAGGAACTGTTAACGGCGTCATCAACGTCACGCTCGGTGTTACGCGGTTCACCCCGACCTTCGAAGGCAAGACGAACAACGACATCGTTATTGCCTCGCGCCTGCGCCTCGACCTGCAAGCCGCCACCAATCTCAGAGATTTCCTCGATAGCCAGATCAAGCTGATGACTGCCGGAAGCGCTAAACCGAATTGATGCTCTCATGCTGCGGCCTCGGATTTGGGGCCAAAGACATCCGGGCGCAATTCGTGACGCGAGACGCCGGTAATCCGCTCAATCTCGAGAACCCGGTCGGCCGGCACCCGCTTCCACGAATAAAGGGCCTGGTGTTTGATGCCGAGTTCGGTGGCGAGGGCCACGAGACCACCGACCTTGCCTGCCGCTTCTTCTACGATCTGGATCATTCCAGTAATGTAGGCAATGGTTACGTAAGTGTCAACTGCCTACGTAGGTGCTTCTTTGGTAAGCGCTGACTACGCTGTCGACATGGACACCATCGGCTCCCGAATTAAGTTCGCTCGAAAGCTCCGCGGCCTGACACAGCAGGACTTGGCGGATCATTTCCGCATCAACCGGGTTTCGGTGACGCAATGGGAGGGTCGCGGAAACAGCCCGGAGGCGGAGAAGATCCCCGAGCTGGCGCGTCTGCTCTCCACGACGACCGATTGGTTGATCAAGGGGATTGGGGCTGAGCCGAGCGCAGACGATCCTATCGAGCGCACACGCTATGTCCCGCTTGAGGAGGATCAGCCCTGGCTCCCCTCCAGTGAACGAGACGGCGAAGGCTATGACCGGGAGAGCTACAGCCCCAAGCTACCGGGCGCCATCCCTGAGCTGGATGCCAAAGCCGGAGCCGGCGAAGGCGCGGTTGGCGAGGTAATGGTGCTGCCGCTAGGTGACGGCACGATCTCCGCTCACAAGATCGTAGACGAATGGCTATTGCCAGCCGCCTACCTGCGCGAGGCAGTACGCAACCCCAACCAGGCTATCGTCATGTCGATCGAAGGCGACAGCATGACGCCCAACTATATGCCAGGCGACCGGGTGATCATCGACCTTTCGCAGGACCGCCTAGAGGCGGATGGCGTCTACCTGATCAGCTATGACTATCGGCACCCCCAGGTGAAGCGGTTGCAGAGCGTGCCGCTCTCGATGCCGCCACGCGTCCTGATAATCAGCGACAACGCGAGCTACCAACCGTTCGAGGTCGAGGTGGACCTGTTGCGGATACATGGGAAGGTCTGCGCTTACGTAGGGCGCCGCTAACATTGCGCGCGGGGCACTCAGCATGATCCATCGCGCATCACCCAACAACGACGATAACCCGGCAGTTGTACCTCCTTATTCGTACATCGCCTATATCGATGAGGCAGGAGATGACGGGCTTCGAGCGGTGAAGCCGCTTGTCCGAAATGGCTCAAGTGAGTGGCTGATACTGTCGGCGGTCGTTGTGCGAGCCGAGCGTCAACCCCAGATCCCTGAATGGATCGAGAGCATGACGTCCAAGATCAAAAACCACCAAGCGCAAGGCTTGCATTTCCGCAATCTGAACCCAGCGAACAAGGCGATGGTGTGCCGAGATATGGCCGAACTCCCCGCCAGATATTTTGTGGTCGCCAGCAACAAAAAGAATATGCAGGGCTATGAAAACCCATACGCAGCCCAAATCCCGTCAGAAAATTGGTTCTATTGCTGGCTGTCCCGGGTTCTGCTGGAACGTGTAACTAGGTTTGCACTAAGGCGATCGATCATTGACTACGGAGAGCCAAGGAAGCTGAGGCTTGAATACAGCGCCAGAGGCGGGCTGAAATACCCCCAGATGCACGCGTATTATGAATGGCTAAAGTCCAAGGGTAAGCGGCCATTCCTGCCGTGGGGCAGGCTCGAATGGAGCGTCATGCATCCCAGGCTAATGTATGTTTACCCACACCTTGAGAGAGAAGGCTTGCAGCTGGCAGACGCGGTCGCCAGCTCCTTCTTCAAGGCATGCGATAAGCATGACACAGGAGCATGTGACAACAGGTTCGCGGAGCTACTGCGCCCAAGAATGGCAAGATCAGAAGCCGGGGGAATATCAGGCTACGGAGTTAAACTTCTGCCGGGCTTCAAAGGAGCGCAGATGGAAAAGGATCAAGCAGCCATATTTAGAAGCTACGGATACCCCTATCAATGGTGGGACCCGGAAGCGTTTTCCTGAAGCCTCGTAGCCCAGCTACTATGTACCGCCAAGCGTGCAATCAAGCGCCATGGGACTGGTTACCCACAACCCGACTTCCGGCGTCCCTGAAAAGAACCTTGCGCGTGTTCGCGCGGTACTTCAACACTGTTGTTAAGTCAATTCGATCACAATCGATCAGTTCAGCGCCACCTGATCCAGTGCCCTGAGCGCATCCTGAATATGCGGGATCACTCCCGGCTCTAGCGGCTTGCACAGATAGACCCGATCAGGGTCATCCCCCTCGCAGTCCCCTATCCTTCCCATTATCGGCACGATGACGAATTCATCATCCTCCTGCATCAGCCGATTGCGGGTGAAGGTGAAGTTGTATTGTGGGAAAGCCCGCACCAGGCGCTCTCCCATAGCCTCCACCACGAGCTTGCTCGCCCCGTTCATGGACGCCGGCAGCACGACCACAAAGTCAGACACTTCCCTCATCTATGTTCTCCTTTTGTACTCATGGAAGCGCAAAAGGCGGCGCGAGTCGAGTCGCAAATTAATGTAACCAGTACCTACATTGCTGCTTGACTGATATGTAGGCATTGGTTACATTGTCTCCATCAAACCGATGGAGCCGCAAATGGCCTTCGACAAACAAGCGCCGGAATGGGTAGCGCGCAGGACCAGCGAAATCGTCGTCGCAATGGCTGATGCCGACTATCCGGCCTACGTCATGCTGATGGGCGAGCTGGAAGGCTTGGCCAACCATGAAAGCCTCAATGGGCGCTCTGAAAGCTGCCGGGGCATCCTCTCCACCATGCAGGCCATGAAGGCGAAGTACCGCGATGACCTGCTCGCGGAGCACGAAGCGGCCTCCCCTTTCTCCCGCGAGAATTGGTCAAAGCTTACCCCGGACCAGAAGGCTGGCCGCGCTCCGCTTCCCGATTTCTCCGCCCTCCCCTTCGAACATGATGAGGCCGCATGATGGCAACCGTTCGTGAAAACCTGATCGCGGCTAAGGCCCTGATCGACACGCCGGAGAAGTGGGGTAAAGGCGCTTACGCAAGTGGCGGGTGCCTCTGTGCGATCGGCGCACTATCCCGTGCGACGGGACTGGACGTTGGAACGGTCGAGATGGTCAGCAATGAGCATAGGGCTCTGCTGGCTGCACTGCCGGACGGTTGGAGCCCTGACGCGTTATCGGCGATCCCTGACTTCAACGACGACGATACCACTACCCACGCCGACATCATGGCGCTCTTCGACCGCGCCATCGCCGCCCAGGTGGAGGCGTAAATGGCAAGCGAAGTGAAGCATACGCCGGGGCCGTGGAGCGTTCCGCATTTTGCCGAGCCAGACACAAACTGCATGTGTGGCTACGTCCTCACTGGCAGCATGTTCGGAGCAGTATGCACCGTCCATGCTAGCGGAGAGGGTGATGATTGGCGAGCTCACGGCGATAACCCGCAGTTTGCCGAGGCTGTCGCTAACGCCCGCCTGATCGCCGCCGCGCCTGAGCTGCTGGAGGCAGGCTCTGCCCTAATCCGCGAGTTCGACAACATCTATGACGTGGATGATGGCCGCGCGAACATCCCCGGCGACCTCATGGCGCTCGTGGACAAGCTGCGCGCTGTCGTCGCCAAGGCGGAGGGCAAGTGATGGAGCCCTTCACCACCCTCCCCGGCGGAACCGCCGTATGGACGCCTGCACAGCAGCAGGAAATGTACGGCCGCGCTTCGTCTCTTGCGCTGTCCGCAATGATGGTTGTCGCGATCCTGGTTGTGGCCGGGGTCGTGGCCTTGCTGGGAGGCTGGCATGGCTGACCCCGCACGCCGCATCAATCATCGCGAGCCCGGTGAATTCGGCGAAGGCGCTGACATCACCATTGATCGCATCCTTGCCGATTGGGACCGAGAGCGTTCCGCCGGCCTTCCTCCCCATGAACGCATTGAGGCGCTTTCCCGCGCCAGTCAGAACGAAAGGGCTTCTCGATGAGCAGCGCGGTTGCTGAACGCATTGAGCAGGATCAGGCGCCGGTGGTTGCCGGTCCCATGTCGGTCATGGCCCTGATTTCCGAGGCCGTGAAGTCTGGTCTTCCCATGGAGACAATCCGCGAGCTTCGCGCCATGGCCAAGGAAGAAGCGACCGAGGCCGCAGAGCGGGAATTCAATGCCGCCCTCAAGGAGGCGCAGGCAGAAATGCGCCCCATATCGGCCGACGCCACCAATACGCAGACCAAGAGCAAATACGCCACATATGGCAAGCTCGATGCGGCGCTCCGTCCGATCTACACCAGACATGGGTTCTCGCTGAGCTTCGATGAGAGCGACTGCCCGAAGCCCGATTACATCCGTGTGCTTTGCTATGTGTCGCACGAAGCTGGATTCACCCGCACCTATCGTCGCGACATGCCGGCCGATGGCAAAGGGGCCAAGGGCGGCGATGTGATGACCAAGACTCATGCGGCGGGAGCCGCTGGGTCCTACGCCATGCGCTATCTGCTCAAGATGATCTTCAACGTCGCGGTCGGCGAAGATGACACTGACGGGAACGATGTTCCTGCCACTATCTCGGAAGAGCAGATCGAGGAACTACAGGGCCTCATCGATCGGGCAGTTGATGCTCAGCCCGGCGCAAGCCGAGCGGAATGGCTCCAGTCCTTCCTCGACTACATGAAGGCTGAAACCCTCAACGCCATTCCTGCCAAGGACTTTGCCAAGGGCAAGGTCGCGATCACCAACCTCATTCGGCAGGCTGGCAAATGATCGAGATCATCGACTGCGAACAGAACTCGCCTGAGTGGCTGGCGGCACGTTGCGGTGTGGTCACAGCCTCTCGCTTCAAGGATGTGCTTGCCAAGGGCGAGGGTAAGACGCGCCAAAAGTACCTCTACGAGTTGACGGCGGAAATCCTGCGTGGCTACCCCGAGGAAGACAGCTATTCCAACGCTCACATGGAGCGCGGGCACGTTCAGGAAGATGAGGCCCGTCAGCTCTATGCGTTCATTCATGGCGTTGAGCCTCATCGTATCGGCTTCGTCAAAGACGGCCGCAAAGGGTGCTCCCCTGATAGCCTGATCGGCGACGAGGGCGGCTTAGAGATCAAGACAGCGCTTGGCCACATCCAGGCTGAACGCTTGATCCGCCGCATTCTGCCTTCCGAACACAAGGCGCAGGTGCAAGGCTCCCTCTGGGTTACCGGTCGGCAGTGGTGGGATTTTGTATCTTACAGCCCCGGTCTCGATCCCCTCATCCTTCGGATCGAGCGCGACGAGGAATACATCGCGCAGCTCGCCAAGGCAGTTGAGGCTTTCACCGAGGAGTTGGATGCCGCTGTTGCGTCCATCCGCACCTATCAGGATTTCCGGCGGCAGGCAGCCGCGTAACTAGGGACAGGGTGAGCCGCGTCCGCCGCGGCGAGCAGCATCATAAGCGGCCCTGATAGTTTCAATGGACGTGAAGAAGCAGGCACTGGACGAGTTGAAGTCGGTCAAGACAGAGCAGCAGCTTGCAGCTTGGCACGACCGGCACATGTCTGGCGAGGACTACCTGCACCTTTCCGACGCCGACACGAGGGAGCTTGAGGGCGCCTATCGCGAACGGGCTCGCTGGATTTGGGGAGTTGACGCATGAGAGCTCCAGTCTCATTCACCTGGGACGGCGAGGCCATGACGCCCTCGACCCAGTTCCACGCCCGCAATGCTGATCGCGAGTTTGTCGTCGGCGAGCGCTATGTGCTGGTCGAGGAAAAGCAGCGCTCCACCAAGACCCACAATCATGAATTCGCCGCGCTGCACGAGGCATGGGCAAACCTGCCGGAGCGCTATGCCGACGAGGCTTGGGCGCAGAGCCCGGAGCACCTTCGCAAGTACGCGCTGATTAAAACGAAGTTCTGTGACACGCAGACCTATACCTGCGGGTCTCACGCAGAAGCCAAGCGTTGGGCTGCCAATATCAGGCCTCTCGATGAATACTCCCTGGTGACCGTATACGGTTCCACGGTCATTCGCTTCACGGCCAAGAGCCAGTCTCGAAAGGCCATGGATGCTGTGGAGTTCCAGGCCAGCAAGACGGCGGTTCTGGAGTTCATCAGCAGCCTGCTCGATGTCGCGCCGGCAGAACTGGCGCAGGCGGCGGGGATGGCAGCATGACCCCGCGCTCTCGCCCCGAATGGATCGGCAAACGCCCCGAAAGTATGCCTGGCACTGATGTGCTCCTGCGCCTCTACGCGCGCCAGAACGGCATTTGTGCGTGCGGGGAGTGCGGTCGGGTGATGAACCTCAACCGCGACAAGGTGGATTGCGACCACAAAATCCCGCTTCGCGACGGCGGCATGAACGTGGAATCCAACCTCCAGCTCATGCTTCGCGAGCATCACATAGCGAAGACCATCGAAGAGAACAGCGGCAGGGCCAAGGCCAAGCGCTACCAGGCGCGCGCGTTTGAGCGGCGCCCAGCGTTCCAGAGCCGTGGCTTTCCCAAAGCACAGCCGAGACACACCGCAACCGCGCCCCTCACCAAGGGCGTTCGCATCGGATTTGGAGAGGAATGAGATGACCAAGGCAATTAAGCTCACGGCGGCTGTCGCAATGCTCGCCTCTTTGGCGGCATGTAGCGATGCAGACGTTGCCTCACGCAACCTGTCGAAAGCGGCCGACCAGTTTGAAATCAACCGCAGGGTAGTGTTCTACAACGGCATCACCGGCGACTACATGTTGTCGATCGAAGGACTGTGCTCCCTCGGCAATACGGATAAGGCGCGCGAGGTGTCAATCACCTGCAAGACCGGACCGGGCGCGTACAAGAAGCACTTCCTAGGACTGTCCGACAACGTGACCTACTTTGTCGAGCAGTTGGAAGCCGCGAGCGTCAGCGCCTATCACTACCGGGTCATCTTCAAGCCCTCGGTGATCATCCCTGATCTGGATATCCGCTGATGACCTCCCCCGATCTCCATTCCCTGCTGGATAGGGTTAGAAGTGCGGCGAACGGAAGCAAGGAGCTGGACAGCGATGTCGCTCTTGCCTTTGGCTGGACTTACGCAAAGCTCGAAGGAGACGGCCGCCCCTACTGGCGTGACCCGGGAGAAACGCGGTGGTTCGTGCGAAGGGACGCCGTTCCCTCCTACACCTCCTCCCTCGACGCCGTAGTTGCGCTGATCGAGGAGAAGCTGCCGGGGTGGCAACGCGCAAGCGGCACCTGTGGCGAGTACGATATGCCATGGGCCTGCCTCACCGAGCCTGACGAGCCGTGCCGGGACTTCGCAGCGGCCGCGCCGGACGAAGTGCTCGCCCTTCTCGCCGCCCTCCTCCAAGCCCTTATCGAGGTGCAGAACCATGAATGAACTCGAAGAACTTCGCGACAAGATGGAAGCCAAGATGGCCGATGGCGAACCGTTTACGTTCTCGGACCTGCACAAGGGCTTTCCCGACTACGAAGCCTATCGGCTCGCTGACCGGTTAATTCAACAATGGCGTAAGCGCGGCTGGATTTCGTTCGTCCGTGTTGGGCGCTCGACTATCTGGAGCCTGACTGACGCGGGCCGGGACGCCATCAGGAGTCACTCATGAGCACGACAGCTAAGCAGCGTCGGCGTGTCGAAAGCGCTGAATGGTTCGCGAAGCTCTTCCCTGCCAGCAAGTCGGCCAGGGGATACGTGACCCGCGCCAAGGAAATCAACCGGAACATCGAGAAGCGCAAGCGCGCTCAGTTCAGGAGCCACTCATGAGCACCAACCCCATTAGCGAGGAACTGCTGCCCTGCCCGTTCTGCGGTGCCCATCCTCATCATGGCCTAACCAAGGTCGAGCACGATCAACTTCACGGCGAGCCGTTTCAGCGGTTTCGTGTTTGGTGCCCGCATGGATGCGCATCGAAACTGGAGGCAAATCGCGAGTTAGCGGTCGCCGCCTGGAACCGTCGCGCTTCCGACAGCCGCGCCAACCAGGCCGTGGTGACGGAGGCGTTGAAAGAAATACTGGAAGTGCCAGAAGATCAGGAAAATGCGCACGACCATTTCCAGTATATCAAGGACATCGCGTCCACCGCCCTTGAAGCCCTCTCCCGCGCAGAGGGGCAAGAGCCGGTGGAGGTGAAGCCGCTGGAGTGGATCACTGTAGACAGGGCGCAAGCGCTTCAAGCCTCATGTGTCTCTGGCGGCTACACCATCCAGCCCACCAAACGCGGCATGTGTTACGTCGCCGATTGGGGCGGTCGGCTTGTAAAGGGAAATTGCTCGGCTGAAGAAGCCAAAGCCGCCGCTCAAGCCGACTACGATAACCGTATCCGCTCGGCACTGGTCAAGGCTCCCGCCCCCGAGCGAGGGGATGGTGACGCTGATGGCGTCATGTCGCGGGTCGCTGAGTGCGTGAAGGAATATGCCGAGGTCGGTTTCTGGCGCACCTGCTCGGGCTGCCACGAGAGCGAAGACGGCTATGATATCGGCCACTACCCATTCAGTGCCGCCTTCGGCTGCAAGCTTGGGAGCGGATGCAGCGAATGCGGCGGTATCGGCGCAATCTGGGATACCACAGACTACGCAGCCATGGGCGAAGCGCTCGCCGCGCCCGTGGCCCAATCGGAGCCTCCCGCGCCGGCCGTGCCTGATGGGTGGAGCCCGCACCAGCATCGCGTTGCTGCCTGGATGCTAGAATGCTTCGGTCCCAAAATCGCCATGGACAAGATCGAACGCGCGGACCGCTTCATTGAAGAGGCCCTTGAGTTGGCCCAAGCCACCGGCTGGACGCCCGATAGGGGCCATGCACTCGTAGATTACGTGTTCGGCCGACCTGTCGGTGAGATTGGCCAAGAGGTTGGCGGCGTGATGGTTACGCTTGCCGCATTCTGCAACGCGCTCGATGTTAACATCCATGCCGAGGCCGAGCGCGAAGTCGACCGCATTACACAGCCGGACATTGTGTTGAAAATCCGCGCCAAGCAGGCCGCCAAGCCGACCGGGTCTGCCCTCCCCATCGCGACCCCTTCCCAGCCTCTAGTGAGGGGAGAGGGCGAATGACCATGCCCAACGATAAGCAATCCCGAGCGGAGCTGCGCCAGCACATTGGCGGGGTCAGCGTCGATCTGTTCGGTGGCGACAACCTCGCCATCTTCCTTGTCTCGGAATTCGAGCCACGCATCAAAAACAAAACGCTGGACGAAAGCGGCACTTGGAAGCAAGGGGCAATCGACGCCACCAACCTGGTTCTCGACGCTATCCATGCGCATTACGCCCCGACCATCGAAGCCCTTGAGGCAGAGAACGCGCGGCTGCGGGAGGCGCTGACACCGTTCGCCGAAGCATCTGCCGGCATTGACGATAGCTGCCATCCGGATTGGGAGATGTGGGAGCACCCTGCGGCAATGAACGTCTTTGTGCGCGACTTCCGCCGCGCCCGTTCCGCCCTCAACCCCGAGAGGGAAGAGAAATGAAGCTGACCTACGCGCAGTACGATTTCTTGAAGGCGCTGGAGAACGGATGGAAGCTCAAACTAGCCGACCGATCCGAAGACCGCGTTCGCCAGTTTTGCAGGAAGAACGGTCTTGCGGAGGTGTTGGCGAAGCCACGTCGCTGGAGCATCACTCCCGCCGGCCGAGCTGCCCTCCAAGCCGCGAGGCCCAAGGAATGACCAGCATGCGGGAGAAGATCGCGAGGGCGATAGATGCCGATAAATTCGATATGTGGAAACGCTCGTTTGACTACGAGATGGGCCTCTCTGGAAGTGAGGCAAAAGCCAAAGAATTCGCCGACTGGGCACACAATCTCGACGCCACCTATCTGAAGGCTGATGCCATCCTCGATGCTCTCATGGAGCCTACGGAGGAGATGTGTGCGGCCCCTAGCGACGGGCACGCGACCTGTCGCCGCGTCTTCACAACCATGATCCAAGCCGCGAGGGACGGAGCATGAGCCTTCCGGCCCTCATTACCCCAGAGAAACTGGCAGAACAGGCCGGCTGGTCTCCACGCCGCGTCCGCTCCCTCGCGAGGGGGATTGGCGCATGCCGCATTATCGGTAATCGTATGGTTCTCACGCCCGAGGACGTTCAAGCTATTCTGGAGGCCGCAAGGCCATGCCCCTCAAGCTCAAAGACCCCCGGCCGGGCAAGTCGCCCAACTATACGATACGCGGCACCTACCTCGGGGTCAGCATTGACCGAACTACGGGAACTGCTGACCGGAAAAAAGCAACGAAGATCCTCAACGCGATCAAAGCCGAAATTGAGGCTGGTAGCTTCGTCCCCAAAGACGCCATGACCTTTGCCGACGCTGCGCTTTCCTACCTGCGCGGCGGCGGCGAGACGACATTTCTTGACCCATTAGTCGACCACTTCAAGGTCATGCCTTTGCAACGGATTGACCAGGCCGCGATAGATGAAGCGGCGGCTGTGATATATCCGTCTGCTACCGCAGCAACACGGAATCGGCAGGTCTACACGCCTATCAGCGCCATCCTCAAACACGCCCAAGTCGAGTACGCAATCAAGCGACCCAAAGGCGCTCAGGGGCGTATCAAGGCCGAGTGGATGACCCCAGACATGGCCGGTCGCATTCTTGATGCTGCCGATGAAGCTGACCCAGAATTTCGCGTGTTCCTGGCAACGCTGCTTTACACCGGCCTGCGTCTTGGTGAGGCGTTGAGCGCGGAATGCGATCTGATCGATTTGGGAGAATCCACGCTCATCATTCCGAAGACCAAGAATGATGATCCGCGAGCCGTGTACCTGCCTCCGCAGCTTATTGCGGAGTTGGGCCGGCATCCTCGCGGTGTGGCACGGCGCGGCGAGACGATCTTCCGGTTTCGCAAAAATGGATATCTCTACAACCTGCTCAAGAAGGCAAAGGGAAGCTCGGGCTTGCCGAACGTCACCTTTCACACCTTCCGCCACACATGGGCGACGTGGATGCGGCGCTATGCGAAACTCGATACGAAGGGTTTGGTAGGCACCGGCGCTTGGAAGGATGAAAAATCGGCAAGCCGGTATCAGCACGTGGTGGTCACCGAGGAAGCTCAGCGCGCCGACCTGCTCCCCGTGGTAAAGTCGGGGAAACGTGGAAAATCCGTGGAATAG